CGCCTTCCTTAAACATCGTCGCCTTGCACTTCTCATATTGCTCTTGGCTCATTGGTTTTCCCTTGTTGGCTGGAACGTGTCCTTTTTCAAACCTGCAGTCAATGCCACTGATGATGTCGTGGTTCTTCTTGTATGCCTTGCACTGCTTCTCGCTGAACTCTATTCCAAAATGTGCTGACACCAGTTCTGCAATCTCCTTCGTCTTTCTCCCTGTCGCAATGCTCCGAATGTAACTTTCCATTCCTTCCGGATATTTTAGTGAGTACCCTTTTGGAACCCCGCCGGTAGTGCCGCTCTTTATGCCATACCGGTTCTTCGCGCCTTTTATCGCCGCATCGGAAAATACCATTTCGTACTTCTTATCGAACCCCTGTTGATTTATCAGCTCTGTAACCTGTTTCGTGGTTCTGCCCGGAACATTCTCACGCAGCCAGGCGATCACTTCTTCGGGCCAGCCTCTCATTTATGGTTCGCCCCCCCTCCCGCATGAACTTCGAGCATTTCCGGAACTGCTTTCTGTCTTTCGTACCCATACTCGTCCATGTGCTTCATTGCTTTGTACTGCAACTCTCCGTTTTTGATGATCTGCTCGCTGATGTCGCATATAGCGTCGGTTCTCTTTAACTCGCTTTCCAGCTCTTCTCCTGTCAAATCATCGTCTCCCAGCTTTTCCAGCTGAGCGAACAGGTGGTTATTCAAATCTCCTAATGTATTCTTCATATTGCCATCTCCTTCCTTGCTTCGTCTACCGCCAACTCCATCGTTGTATTGAACGGCGTGTTGCAGTCCTCCATCTTATCGAATAATTCGACTGCCTTCTGCAGAAACTCTTCGCTGTCTGCCAGTTCCTCGTACTTTTCTTCGCTCAAGTTTCCGCTTTCATACAGTCCCTGCAGATAATTCTTTACGTCCTCAGTTCTGTCTCTCTCGCTCATTGCTCTGCTGATTTCACCCATAAGCGCCTCGCTGATTACTGCAGGTTCTTCCGTGATGTAGAACCTTGCATTGCCGCTGATGCCCCCGCTGATTTCGTACCTGGTGTCTGTATGTTCTTCCATCAGAATGCTACCTTCAATGCTCACATACTCCTTTGCCTGGGTGTCTGCTATCTGATCCAGTCTATCAATCAGCTGCTTCTCATCGCTGGAAATTGCAACCACAGTTACTCCAATGTCGTCCTGGCATTCCCAACATCCAGCTAACACAAATAAATTTACCGTTTTATTCATCCTTTGCCTCCTTCCAGTCGCTTGCAATCTCTGCGACCGTTCTCTCCAAAATCTTGAACTTCTCCGGATCAATCCAGCTCGGTATCTCTCCGCTTCTTACCCTCTCCTGGTACCGGTTCAAACACAGCTGCTTCACTGGTACCGGTCTGCCTATTGGAACGAACACACCTCTCTGCTTATCCCAGGCAAATGCTCCGTACTCCACATTTTCGACTGCAGCTTTCATAGTCTCCACCGCTACGTCCAATGCGTCCAGCTCTACCGGTCCAGGTGGCATCTCTTCAATGTTCCGGATATTATGCAGGTACGTTTCCAGTACCGCCGCATTTTCTCTATATGTCATATCATCACCTACCATTCAATCGGATAGCCGGTCAGATTTTCACACTGTTCCAACTCTTCTGCGAACATTGATTCGTATAACTCCTGTAATTCAGACTTGCCTCTAAAATTGGTGTCCTGCAGATTTATCCAAAAACTGAAATCCTGTTCCGGGTTCAGCCTTTCCAGGTTTCCTCTTAACTCAAAGTCTGCCTCTGTCATCGGCTCTGTTGGCAAACTGGCTATCTTTTCCTCTCTCGCCTTGGTAAGAATATATCTTCCTTCTTCAAATACCTGCCGGATGATGTTGTTCATCGTCAGTTCTATGCTATCTTCTCGCATTCTACCTATCACTTCATACATATCGCATTCCGCATCATCTAACAGTCTCAAATCATCTATTCCACAGTCGAACACTGCTCTTACTAATTCTATATTCATTCTGCATCCTCCTCTTCTTCCGGATGCCAGTGATACTTGCAATCCGGATTTTCGCATCTACCATTCCACATCGTACTGCCGCATTCCGGACAGGTGCTCGCTTCGTATGGTCCTCCACCTAACATCTGATCCACTCCTTTCTACAAATACGAACAGCCGTACCTCTTTCGGAAGGTCTCCCTGCCGCCCTTGTGAATAATCTGCTTTACCTCGCCTTCTTCCCGATCCGCATCGATTATTCGTGCAAATTCGTCTGCCTTCTGCAGGGCGTATTCTTTTTCCCAGGCCAGCTGTCCGATAATCTTTGACATTCTCTCTGCCATCGGGTTTCCGTGTATTCTCTTTAGGATTTCTCCCATATTGTGACAGTTATTACATACCGGCACTTTCAATCCGTCCTTCTCGCTCAGTTCTCTACCGGCGGTACCGAACACCAAATGATGCTCAGCTTCCGACGGTCTGCCGCAGATGAAACAGATTTCCGGATAGTCTGTCACTATTCCTTTACTCACCGCTTGCACCTACTTTCTGTTTCCAACTCCAATGATTACCAAGAACGCAAATACCACTAATGCTGCCATAGTCTCGCCTCCTTAACCAAAAACCACTGTTCCGAATAGTGCGTACTGGATGATCGCATCACACACGATTGCGTCTGCATTGCAGGTGTCGAATCTGATCTTGCCATCCATCTGCTCTAAGCAGTTGCAGCCAACCGGTGTAATCGCCCACAGCTCTACTCCTTTCTTGAACTTCTCCAAGTCCAGCTCGTAATACTCTGTCTCGTCCTTGTCGAACGGTTCCGGCAGGTGTAATCTCAGTTTTCCGCCTCTTGCGATCTGCTCGCTTCCATATTCTCCGAGATAATCGCCTACAACCTTTGCCTCATCACACCAGTAAGTGATGCCACCCTCCAATGCTCCGCACATAATGTCGTCAATATCTTCCTGGGTAAGTACGATTTCCAATGTTACACTTACCGTTACCTGTTTTTCTTTCTCTTTGCCGCCCATGACTTGCTCTCCTTCTTTTTTATTGCTTTTTCTATCTCTCCGAGTTTTTCATCACTGAGAAACTTAAAATTCACGCCTGCGTCTGTAAACGCTGTAAAAATGCTATCCTGCACCGCCTTGACTGTCGCCCAGTCCGGTTCATCGTCCTGCGTTCTGATACCGAACTGAACCATGTAGTCCTCGATCACGTGCCATAACTCATATTCCAGCTCGTCCATACATCCGAGTGCCGATACGTCCACGACCGCCGGTGCTGTTATTTTCTTTCCGTCTGCCAGTTCCAGGTCTACTGTGTCAATCTCTTCTCCGAACTCACCGCCTTTCTTGTGGTGTGCCAGGATGTCGCCTGCAAAGTCATAGCCTCTGTCGATCATAGCCTCGCTGTTGTCGTCGTACAGTCTGAAACATCCGGCCAGTTCGCCCTTCTCGTGTCTCTGCAGAACTTCTTCCCAGGTCAGCTTTCGCATTCCCAACCAGGTGTAACCCATTATTCATCGCCTCCTTCATAATCTGCCCCGCAGTACGGACACTTTGTTACTCCGTAGCAGTTAAACATCTTCCCGCATTCCTTGCAGGTGTCCAGCTCCCCATTTCTCTGCCAATCTTCCAGCAGGCTACTTACGTGCTGCCAGTCCAACGCCTCGAAAACTTCCTCTGCCAAATCGTCCTGCTGGTTGCACTCCTGCAGGATGCTGTTTCTCGTGTACACTGTATCGGATAATTCCGGGATGTAACACGGATCATCCGGTCTGTGATAAAACGCATCTTCGTCTTTGAAGATATGTCCCTGTCCGTAGAACTCACGGACGATCTTCTCACCTTCTCCATTTTCATCCGGCGGCGTGTAACTGCCAACCAGTACCGGGATGTTTACTTTCTGCAAGGCCTGCGACAGTTCCAATATCATACCGTCAATGGCTTCTGCATCCTTTACAAGCTCCCTTGTGGAAGGAACTCCACTCGTTCCGCTTCTCTTGGCCTCTATCCACATTTCAATATGCTCGTCGATGTCGAAATCTTCGTAATAGGATTCCAAGCTGTCCTTGAAACTATCTGCCTGGTTCTCTTCATCGAAATCAATCGTCATAGAGAAATCTTCGCCTGCAGGTGACGACTGCCCGATTTCAACATAGGTTCTTCTACTGCCCGGCTCAATGTAGGTTTCCCAGTTCCACCCCATTTCTTCTGCCTTGTCGAGAAGCATTTTCAAGCCTCTCGATATGTCCTTGTATTCTTCCATATCCTCATTCCTCCGCATCTGCGTAGTACGCATCGAATGCAATACCGGCATTTACCAGCTTATCTTCTAGGTAATTACCGTAGCACCAGCCGTCTCCATCTTCCCAAAACTGTCCCAGGCTTTCTCCAATACCTCTCTCGCCTTCTCTTCATCATCTTTGCTTACAACAAACACGCAATCCATCCAGTCGTTTAACTGTGACTGCACTCTGATTACGCTTTCCTTTAATACTTCCACTCCGATATTCATTGTGTCTGCTCCTTCCTCAAATGTAATAGCAACTGAAATTCCAGTGATGCCCGAACTCATAGTACAAGCCGTATCTCTCGAATATCTTGTCAAATTCTCTTCTCACCGAAGGAAGGATGCCGTAATACAACATCTCGCATACCGGACCTTCAAAGCTCATGCTGAGAATGTGGTCCGGATTCACGTACTCGAAATACGTTCTTGGGTCCTGGTTCTCTTCCTCGATCAGATGCTCTCTGTCGTTGTAGTAATACTTTCCGGTTACCGGATCATGCTGTGTGAACCGCTTTCCGTTGAAATAGATGTCTACATCCTGCCATAACCCATGCTCCAGCAGAAACTCTCTGATTTCCTTTGCCAGGTTCTCAATCTGCTCTGCCGTCAGCTTTGCCGTTGAACTCATGCAACCTCCTCCTTTCTTACTCTCTTCTTAACAAGTCTTGCTGGGTACTGAGGCTGATTCTCTCTGTACTCTTTCAGTCTCGCCCTTGCCTCTTCTCTTGTGAACTCTGTCAATGTGTACTCCCAGCCGTACCCGTAATTCAGCTGCAACTCCCAGGTGTCGATTGTCTTTCTCTCGTATGCCATCCTACGCAACCTCCTCTTTCTTTGGCTTTCTGCC